CACCATCGCCGCCCCCGATTTCGCCACCGCCACCACCATCATTGCCGCCGCCGGTCTCTGGCGCAGGTGCGTCGGAGGTGCTGCAAATAGCTCCGGTTGGAGAGAACGTGATGCCGTTCGACGCAGACGCATCCAATGAGCCGGAGTACATGCAACCGTCTTCGCAAACATTTGCGTATATGTTGCTTCCAGGTGCCTTCCAGCCGCCCACCTGCTCGGGGCGTTTGGAGCATTGGGTGTTGGTCGGATAGGTGCGGACCACGTTGCAGATGCCGCCGCCGTTGGTGACGTGAACCAAGCGCACCTGCACCGCACCGGAGCCATTGAAGGTGACCACAGCCGGGGCTTCAGGCCTCACACGATTGGGGCCGAGTCCGCCGCAGCCCTGAGCGGCGATGGACGCGGCGACGGACGATGCAGCAGCAGCAGCCTTGCCCTGATCGGGGCATAGTCGCGCTTCCGCCACAACCTGGGTGCAGAGCGAGAAGTCCTGAGCCGAAGCGCGGTGCGACGGAAGCGCGACACCGGCAATCAAGAACAGCAGCGCCGACAGCAGTTGCCCACTGCGCATGGTCAGTCCTCAAACATGATTGCGAGGGCCTGTGTTCCGGCCCACAAGACGAATAAAGCGAGCATGGATTTCCCCTATGAAAAGGGGCCGGATTGACCGGCCCCGTGTTGCATCGGCTATCAGCCGAAGATGGCACCCTTGAGCCACTTGAAGCCGACCGAGATAGCCGCCGGCGCCAGCTTGGCCGCACCGATTGCGGCGATGCTTGCACCCAGCGTGGCGAGGATCGTCAGTGCGGCAGTTGCGTCGAGTTCCATTGCATTTCTCCTATGAGCGAACGGTCCTGCCAAGTTGCTTGTAAGCCCACGCCGTAGCGAATGCGACAGCGACGGCTGACAAGATTCCCGTGACCTGGGCAGGTGTCAGGTCGGGGATTTCGGTGCGCGGCACGAATGCGGCTTGCGTGCAGGTGCCGGTCTGCTGATCCATCTGCAAGCACTCGTAGACGTACCGCGCCATATCAGGCGGCCGAAGCGCTGCGACCAGCCGAGGCGGTCGCAGGAGTGGCCGGAATCGGGACCAGCACGACACGACGCCCCATCTGCAAATCGCCGTACTGGCCGACAACGAAGCTGGAGCCATCCACGGTGTATTCACCAGCCGGATACGGCGGCTGCCCGTCGTCCAGGCGGATGCGGAACGGATGCGGGAAGTCCTCGCCGTCCTTCATGATCGCCGCGTTCTGCTCGTTGAAATTGAAGCTCGGGCCGTTGTTCTTGCCACGGATCGAGCGGGGGTGTGCGACGGCGGTACGAATGATGATCTTGCTCATGCGGGTAGCTCCATTTTCCAAACGATGATCCGGCCCTTGTCTGTGATGACCTTCCACGGCGAGGGCCAGAATTCGCCGGTGATCTTGTCCACGTAGCCTCCCAAGGCCTTGCGGATATCGGCCATTGCGCCGAGTACATCGCGTGCGGTCTTCGGGGCCTTCCACCACCGAAGTTCACGCTTGGATTCTTCGTTGAGCCCGCCAACCGCATGAGTGCGAAATCCCTTCGGAAACGCTGCCACCATGTCGGGAACAAACTTGCTCGCATACTTCGCGAGGTAGCCCACCGCGTTGCGGGCCTTCTGGATCTGCGTATGGCCGTGGGGCCACCAGCCTTGACGGTCAAGCTTCGGAATGAAGATTCCGCGCGGAATCCAGATCAAGACGTGGTAATGGGGCACGCCGGCCTTAGTGAGTTCGCCACACCAGAGGTAACGGAAACGCGGACGGTAGCTCCGGAATCGAAGTCGTACAGCTCGATTGAAGAAGCCCCTGACGCGTTTAAGTGCCTCGCTAATGTCACGAGGGCCAGCGTCACTTCCATTTCGGTAAGTCGTGGTGAGCATGTACCACGCACCACGGAATGAACCTGCCTTCGCTTCTTGGTCATGGAGCCTTGCACCCGTGATGAGGGATTTCTTGAGACGCAGCGACCGGATGTGGCTTGGATCGAGCGTCATCGACACGCGGTGCGTGTCACTTGTTGAAGAATGGACAAGCCCAAGGCGCCGGCCTCCGGCCGCCGCCGAGAAACCGTGCTTCTGCACCTTGGTCGCGGCCATTTCGGTACGGCGCGCAGCTGCGTGCAGGACGCTCATAGAGTCGTCAAACGCGGTGAACTCAGGCGTGCCCTGAGGGGGCGCAGCATCGAGCTTGATGCGGGCGCGCTTGCCCGTGCAGGCGGCACACAGCCCGCCGGGGAAGAAGTAGGACGTTGGGTCGCCGCAGAAGGCGCAGGTTGTCCGGCTCATTCGAACGGACCCCGGCTATCACGCACGTACTTGAACCACCAGAAGATGGCGGCAAGCGCGATGGGCACAAGGAAGATCATGAGCAGGCCTCGCCCATGCTTTCTTGATCGAGCATCGCAATAGCGTAGTCGCGCCCTGCCATTTCGGCACATGCCTGGGCCGCGAATGCGGCATCACGAATCGGACGGGTGCGCTTGGACTCGCGGCGGTCGAGCAGCCAGCCAACGAGCCGCCCTGCCCCGATAGAGACGGACAGCATGGCCGCTACCAGCAGGGCAAATGCCATGGGAGCGATCATGCGAGAATCTCCGCCATCACAAGGGCGCCGCAGGGGGCGAGATGAGGGCTTTCGATGCGAACTACATATCCAGAAGGGACGCAGTTATTGCGGCCGGAATCGCTGCCGTGTTGGGTGCAATTGCTATGGCAATGCTCATGACCGGCTATCGAATTCCTTTCAAATGCCTTGAAGCCGGGGATGCGTCCAACTGGCTGGCTGCATTCGGCACATGGATAATCGGCGCGGGCGCATGGAGGTATGCAGGAGAAGCGAACAAGCTCCGCATATTCGAAGTGAAGACCGAGAGGCTCGCGGGCATTGAGGCTAGGTTGTTTGCACTCAACGGTCTGATGGTCAGTTTTGACATCGTCAAGTACTGCATGACGCTCTTCGACGAAGATTCGCTTGAAGATGGGCAGTGCTACACCGCAGACGGGTTGGCTCGCTCCGCGAGAGTTGGGCTGAAGCAGATCGAACGGATAGATTGGATGGATCGCGGGGGGATCGTTCTCGATATCAAGGTCATTGATGCGATGAATGCCTTTACCCTCTCGATTGATAGCTATCGAGAGGCTTGCCACAAAGCGATCAAGGTGCTTTCGGATTACGAAGAAGAGGTAGTCGACGCACAGGCGCCCTTCCTTGTGAGGCTTCTCGATGAGGCATCGACCGTCAGAACTGAGGCTGCCGGAATTTTTGCGATGCTTGAGGAAGAGGATGAGCGGTGCGAGACGGAGCGAGAGAGAGTTCGTAGCGGCCGATTGCTCGATGACTAGCTGAGCACTGATCTTCATTGGGTTTCCCGCCTCTCGCTCTGCCCCTAGAGAACCCGCCAGCGGCCTAGGGGAGCAGGTGGCGGTGGTGTCAAGCATTCCTAGACACCGGGGCGAACTGTAAAGTACCCCTATACACCCATGTCAAGTAGGTATCGACAATGAGCGCCAGCTACGACCTTTTCTGCCGGTGGAAACACGTGCAGAAGATCCAAAGCGACAACGCTGGGGCCATCGCATTGGGAGTGTCTCGTGCGACCGTTTCCCTCTGGAAACAAGGCAAAAACGCGGAAATCCACTACGTCGAGCGCATGGCCGTGGACATTGGCGACAGCCCGGAAATGTGGTCAGCGGTAGTGATGGCCGAGCGGAGCAACTCAGCGGACGAAAAGGCCGCTTGGAGCCGAATTGCGCAAAAGCTGGCTTCAGTGGCCATGCTCGTGATGGTTGCGGTCGGATTCGGCGGGACGCCTACTGCCGCAACGGCTTCGCCGGGTTGGGCCAAGACCGGAATGTATATTATGTAAAGTCTCTGATCGCACGGGTGCGCTACTACGGCGGCCTGCCCAAGCTGGTCCTGGCATCGATCTTGCCTGCCAAGGGTCCCAAGGACAAAGCGAGCATTGATGCATGTGTCAGTACCTAAGCGGCCCCTTCACAGGCTGGAGCCTTCGCGGCAACTACCTTGTCAGCCCGCATGGCGACCCGATGACGCCCGAACGCCTTGCCGGGCTGGCATGGCGTGATCAGATGGAATTGAGGTTGGCCGGATATGCCTCCCGGCGCAAGGCCGAGGCCGGCATGGGAAAAGCTGGTCAGCGCCAGATGGTGAAGGTCGTCGTTGTGGACCTGGGCGAGTTCCGAGAACGACACTTCGGGCAATCTGCTGGATGAGAGCGTCATCGTAGGGGCTGCGCGCCCCTACACCCCGGGCCGGACTACTTGCACGCGTCGAACACCATGTCATCCATCCGGCGGGTCAATTCGAACGACCTATGAATTCCAGCAGCGTTGAACACGGACGCTCGATGCGCCTTTGCCGACTCGCACCGGTCAGGATCACGGTGCTTACTGATCGATATGCCACGAACGCCACTCTGTGCGTACCGATAGGTTGGACGCTCAATTTGTCTGCGCTGCTCTAGCTCCTGCCGAATGGCATCAAGCCGAGCTTGCTGGTACGGATTCGGAGCCTCTGGCGCCGCATTCCAAGACTTGGCCGCTGGCCCGGTCACGCAGGGGTCCGATTGGTAGATTGTGCGGCCGCTCTCGACACACTTGTGCACCTGCTGGGCAGCTGCATCGCCGGAAAGCGCGAAAACCGCCATCAGAATCCATCTGAGTTCCATACCGCCCCCTTGTCCTGCGGGAATGGTATCTAACTCTCGGTCCACTTGACCGTAGGGGAATCCCCTACCCGCCTTAGTACAGGGGCTGTGCGCCCCTGTACCCCGCGCCGAGCCGTGATCCGTCACGTTAATTCCCGGTGTAGCGGTTCTGCACCGACTCAGGGAACGTAGCCATTGGGCGATCCGCCACTGCAATAACCGCACTTCCCGCGGGAGAAACAGGCTGCGCAAACGAGCCGTGCGAGACCGAGGCGGCAGCGACCTGGCCAGCCGGGGAAGGCTCGCGAGGCGCGCGATAGGGGTTGTAAGCCGGCCCGTTGAGGGCGAGGTGCTTGCACATCTCAAGCTGCACCCTGGCCTTAGTTCCCTGCTCGGTCAGGCACGTACAGGTGGTCTCAGGCCCCTGCCCTGACGACATGCAGTAAAGCTCCGGCTGGGACACCACAGAGCGCTCATCAAACACGGGGGCTGACCATGGAAGGGTGGCGATCCGAGGCCTATGGCGGGCAGCGTACTCATCGGGGGAAATGGAGGCCTGCGCC